CGGAGGGGTGTGGGTCTGCGGGGGATTTGAGGTTGAAGGGGTGGCCTGATTGGGGGGTGGTTCATGAGGTGGCGGATGTTTACGGGATTCGCCCTACCGTCCCTGGGGAGAATTGGCATATGCAGTCTCGGCATGTTGATGGGTGGTTTCCGTCGCCGTATAAAATAGATGTGCCTGAGCCGGTGGATTTGGTGGCGATTATTGCTTACATCAAGGGTATGGCCGGGTATGTGTCGACTGTTCCTTTGAGGAGGGGAGATAGGGGTAGGGGGGGGTTTGTCAACATTTTGCAGGTTCGGTTGGAGGAACTTGGTTACAACCCGGGGACCCCGGATGGTATTTTTGGCCGGAAGACGGAGAAGGCTGTGAAGAACCTTCAGCGGGTTTCTGGTTTGGTTCAGGATGGTGTCGTCGGGGGGGAGACTTGGAAGGCGTTGTGGCCGTGACTGATCCCGGTAGGGGAACCGTGGATCCATTTGAGGGGGAAAAGGGGGACTAATGGGAAGCGTTACAAAACTGATCGTGGCCGTTACTGGACTACTGGTCGCTGTGGGCACACTTATCGGAGCAATCAGCGTGACCCTTGGCCGGTCATCTGAGCCGGGATCGGGTGGGGTGATGATTGTGTTGAACAGCCCCGAGGCTTACGCCGAGTTTCTGAATAACCACCCGGCGGGTCGCTAGGGAGGAGTTGGCGTGCGGGTTGGGAAATCCGGAAGAGTGCGAGTCCTGCTCATAGTTTCTATAGCGGGATTGCTGGTTTTCGTCTTCGGGGGAATTTTGGTGGCGTTCGCTGCTGCGAGTTGGCAGACGTTGCGTGACTGGGCGGGGCCTTAATGCCGACATACCGGTACCGGTGTATCGCCTGCGGGGAAGTGTTTGAGGTGCGGCAGACGTTCGAGGAGGAACCGGTGACGATTTGCTCTTGCGGGAAACCGGCTATACGGGTGTATTCGTCGCCGTTTATCGAGTTTCGCGGGTCAGGGTTTTACTCGACGGATAACGCTAGTTGAGTTAACTGTTCCGCTATTTCCCTGAGTTGGTTCGCTACCGACGGTTGCTGCGCTTCAGCGGTTTCGATTTCGGCGCTTTCCTTCGCTTCGATCATCGCTGTGACGGCATCCCAGTTGACTTCGTTGATGTCGACGCCGAGGTTTTCTAGTTTGTAGTCGTCGATGTCCCACGCCATGTTGAACGGGGCGGTTGCGGCCCCGCCGTAGTAGCCGTCTAGCCACGCCCAGGTGACTGCTGTGTTGTCGGTGACTACGATGTTGTGGCGAACCCACTCGCCTCCGTCCACACGGCCCCGGATGTAGCCTTCATCGAAGTCGGTCTCACACTCAAACAGCACCGCAGGAGCACCTACTTTGAGTTGTCCAACTTTGACGGAGTCCCCCCACTTGGGCTTCTGTCCCAAATGGTAGAAATACAGACCGATGGGCATGTAGCCGTCCTTGGTCTTGCCAAACCATGTGCGGAACGAGAACCCGTCAGGATTGGGCCGTCGGTTGCCGTGTCCATAGGATCGCCCCTTTTCATCTTTCCAACGAAGGTCAGCAAACCCGATTGTCTTTCCGGTACTGTGGGAGTTCCAGTTGGATAACGTCCGAACCATGTAGGACACCTTCACATGGCGGGTCGGGGTGATTTCTTTATAAAGGGACGTTCCGTAATGTTGCCCTTCGCGGAACAGGATGCGTAACCCGTCGCCGCTTTTGTAGGCGTTATGGATTTTGCCCTTCCATGAATCCTCCCACCCTGGTTCAAATGTTTCATGCACGACGATGCCCATGAGTGGATTCTAACCCCGTCCCCTCGGGTTTACGTGAACCCTCGTGTGGTTTAATGCATTATGGGCGAAATGCGGGGCCTGTTGATGGATGATGATCTTTTACAGTTTTTGAGGGAGGAATGGGCGGCTCGCAGCGAGTCCCAGGATGAGGGGGAGTTCATGCTGTTTGTGAAAATTTTTGTGGAAATGTTGGGCTTAGAGGACTAGTCCACTACGGTGGACGAGGCATTAGCCAAGGAAGTAGCGCTTGTGGAACCCGGAGTTCGTGTAGAAGCGACAGGCCCACCGAAGGAGGACTGTCCGTTCTGCGACATCGTTGGGTCAAGGATGGGGTGGAAGCGCAGGTCATCCGGTGTCGTTATCGGCCGATCCGCTGCCACGTTTCCCGACAACTACCCGGTCGCGCCCGACCACATGCTGGTGGTTCCACGCAGGCATGTCACATCAGTGCTCCAACTGGACCGAGATGAAACAAGCGATCTGTGGTCGATGGTTAACCTCGTGGTAGATCAACTCAAAGTCAAAGGGATCACCGACATGAATATCGGCACGAACGTTGGGGCTCTCGCTGGCCAGACGATAGAACATGCCCATGTCCATGTGATTCCCCGCCGAGAGGGCGACGTGAAAGACCCGCGTGGCGGAGTTCGATGGGTGATCCCCGAGAAGGCTCGCTACTGGACGATGCATAACTACCCGGCATGAAGAAGCACAAGCAGCAACACAAGGTGGCTGTGTGACATCTGTCACGGTGGAAACGTCAACTATGGTGGTATAGTAGAAGTGCGGCCAGCGAACTGGCGTACACCCATTGCGCTTCCGCCGCTTTCAACTACCCAACCCTCAACGACCTGACCCGAGGAAGAAAGACATGAATAACTGGTTTGACATCGACAAGGACGGTTTTGGCCAACTCATGGCCGACCGCCCAAAGGTCGCACTCCTATATGACTTGCTGCAGAACGTTTTCGATGAAGACGCCACTACGGCAGACGTGACCCTTCTCCCAACGGGGAAGGGGACTGGCGTGCTGACTGTGAGGGACGACTGCCCTGACGGGTTCCAGGATTTGCGTGACGCGTACACCCTGTACCGCCCATCGAAGAAGAAGGGCGACCCGCACAAGCGGGGTCGTTTCAACGAAGGGGAAAAGTTCGTTCTATCCCAGTGCGTGTGGGCGACGATCAGGTCGACCACGGGGACGGTGATGTTCAACTCTGATGGAACGCGGACAATGTCTTCCGAAGCCTCAGAGAAGGGGAGCGTGTTTGAGGCTGAAGTCAAGTTGAGCGAGAAGGAAATCAAGGAAATGATTTCCGATGTTCAGCAGGTGATCGTTCCTGATGGTTTCACTGTTCTGATGAACATGGAAGCAATCGGTGACCGTGGGGTGCTTCACGCCATCAACGGGATCACGTTGCCTACGGTGCGCCTAGCCGACGATGGGGCGCTCCGGGCGACGAGGCGCTCTACGTCCGTTGACGTTGTCGCCGTCCGCGATGGGGAAACCCCGCTCCTTTACGAAATGGGAATCCCGGTCGTGGAGATCGACACCCCATGGCATATCAACGTAGGGCAGAAGATCCCGTTGAACCGCGACAGGGACAATGTGACCCCTTCATATCGGAGGGAACTGTTGGCGGCGGTTCTGGATCGGACTGTCAACTTGTTGGACAGTGATGTCGCTGCGGAGTCGTGGGTGAAAGACGCCCTCCCGAGCGCCTCTGCTGAAACTGTCCGAACGGCGACAGACAAGATGTTCGGCAAGGGGTGGGTTATCGGCACGCCTACTGACAGGGAGGCTGACAAGAACGCTCTTGAGCACGGTAAAACGGTTGTGGGTGGTGGGTCTCTCTCGAAGGCGGCGTGGGTTGCTATTCGAGAATCGGATGCGGCGGCGTCGTCTGCCACGGAGTGGAGTCTCAGGCCGGAACGAGGCAACGCTGACCCGGTGCGTGCGGAGACAACCCCGTTCGTTACCGCACTGAAGCGGTATTCCGCAAAGATGTGCAAGCATCTGATGGGGGAGGATTACATCGAGATCGACGTATGGGACGAGCCGTCCTCTAAGTATTCTGGGTTGAATTGTGGGCGGAGAATCGTCATCAACTTGGCGGGCCTGAGGGCTGGCGGAGCCTTTAGGGACAAGGAGACGTTTGGTCTGCACCTGGACGATCTGTTGATCCATGAGTGCGCTCACAAATTTTCCTCGGACCATTTGTCGATGACGTATGTAAATGCGTGTACGCGTCTTGGTGCCTTGTCGAGGACCCTGTCGGCTTCGTGGCGGGTAGACCTGCCGTAGTTAAGGTGGCGCTGCTGATCCTGCAAGTCGCAGGGCAATAACAACAATAACAATAAGATTACTAAGGAGAAGATGATGGAGACTAATGGTACGGCCGGAGAGAACCACTTCGAGTTCAGGGTGGTGGCGCAAGAGTTCGCACCGATCTTCAAGGCGGTAGTGGAGCACTTCTGCTCTAAAGACGGGGCAAGGCCCGGCTTGACGGGTGTGCTACTCAGGTTCGACCAACGCCCCCGCCCGGACGGCGGCATGGGCAGTTATCTGACCGCCGTGGGCACCGACTCCGTCAAGTTGGCGGTATTCCCGATTCCCGCAGCGGATTGGAACCACGACAGGAGCATCCGAGAGGACGGGCCGTGGCTCATTCCCGGACATGAGTGTCGGGCAATCGTGCAGATGTTCGCGACCCTCGGCACCCACGGTGTCTGTCGTCTGGCCATCCGTCAGTCAGAGCGGGTAGATGCTGAAGGCGAAGTGGACGACCGCCACTTTGGCGAGTTCACCCTGACCAACGGGTTTGGATCACACGTTGGGGGGAAGGTTGTGAAGGGCGAGTTGTTCCCCCGGTACCAGAGCCTGTTCGAGTTGACGGAGGGCAAGGAGAACGAGGCGTCGCTGTTCAATGCTGCACTTCTCAGCGAGGTTGTGTCCGCTTTCGGCTGCTACGGAGAGGCCCAGTCGATGGGCTTTGATGACGGGGGGATCGTGACCCCGATGGTTCATGTGGCTAGTCATGACCTATCTCCGACCACGTTCACCATGCCTAATCCTTGGCAGCCCGTCGTTGACCCGACTCCGATGGCTTTGCTCATGCCCGTGCGTGGGCCAACTCCGGAGCAACGCTTCCACAGCCCGGATGATGAGGACGGGGATGGTGCAGCGAAGCAGGCGCGGGATTCCTTCAAGGTGATCGCGGGCGAGGGGTAATGAAGAAACTCGTCAGTTGAGAAAAGATGGCTACCAAAGGTTGCGTTAGTCAACTGGAGGCGGTACGGTCATTTGTACGTTCATATTGGTCCTGGGCACGACCCGTAAAGGCCCTTCTAACACTTGACAATAAAGGAGAAACATCATGGCAACCAAAGTTGCTGCAATGCCGACCGCTGCCACCAGGAGTGGCAGGGCACCCATGTACCCATGGTCCTTATGGCTCGATGGCAGCATTTGGAAACTCACCAAGGGTGAGGACTTCAAGCACGAGGCCAACGATTTCCGTCCCCAGGTCTATATGGCTGCGAGGACGCGTGGCCTCGTTGTTCACACGAGCACGGACGGCGACGACCTCTACGTTCAGGTCGACTTCAAAGGAGCGTAGGCAATCGCGCGGGGGTGCGCGCTGACGGGGGCCCGGCAACAGTCGGGCCCCCTTAAGCGTTTTAAGACAAAACGAGGGGCCCACCTACATGATGGTTCATGTCCCCCTGCTACCAGAAAGACGAAAACGATATGCCAGATATTTACAACGACAACGGAACGATTCTTTACATTTTGGAAGAGGGCGACATCCCGGCGTATCCGTATTGGAAGGCGTTTATGCGGGTTGCTTACTCGACGGAGAATGTAGAAAGCAGCAACGACATTTTCGTGTTCAGAGACACCGAGGGTGGCATTATCGCTATTCAGATGCCAGACCCTGTCAACGATGCAGGACATCCGAAAGAAGCCGTGATCTCTACGCTGCGGACTATCATCGATGAAGACGAAATGTCTCTTCTCATCGACCATTTGGTAGAAGCCCGCAAGGAGTTGGAGAATCTGTGACCACCCCGAAGATACCGACTGTCAAGGAAAACGATTCGCGCCTTTACCTGTGGGACGGGGGCAAGCACCCAGGGGTCACTTCTGTCGTTGGGATGCTGCCGAAACCGGCGTTGCAGTATTGGGCGGCGAAGAAGGTCGCTGAGGCTGCGATAGAGAAGGGGCAGTGCGTTGAACGCGACCTGAACTGGTTGAAGGCAGCGCCACGCCGCGACTTGAATAAGGCAGCGACAGCGGGGACGAACGTCCATGACACGTTGGATCGGATCATCACTGAGGGGTTGACTGACATCCCTCCCGATGAAGAGGATTTCATTCGTGGCTTTGACCAATTCCGGGAGCGCTTCAACCCTCAATGGGTGACAACTGAGCAGACGGTGTTCGGGGAGTGCGACGGCAACGGGTACGCCGGTTCGTTTGATGCGATTGTCCGCATTGACGACGAGTGGAGCACCAATACCGATCCAAACGAAACATGGCTGATTGATTTTAAGACAACCCGGTCTGGCGTCCATCCGGAGGTCGCTATCCAGTTGGCTGCGTATGCGAACGCTAGGGAAATCATTCACCCGGATGGTTCATCGGAACCGATGCCCCGCATCGACAGATGCGGCGTGTTGTGGTTGCGGCCGGACGAGTGGGCGTTTGTTGAAGTCAATGCTTCACAAAGCCCCGGTGATCCATTCTTTGAAACCTTCGGGGCGCTACTAAAGGCGTGGCATTGGGATAACGGAATGAAGTCTTCTGCTATTGGCGTTCCGTTGGCATCCGGCAACGCGCAACACCCTCTCTTCTAGGATGGTCGTATGAGTAACTTTATCTATTCCTTTGGTGGGCCCCCTCCGGTTGCGGCCGAGTCGAAAACGGGTCCTGAAATCAGAACTGATCGCATTCGGCGCTTGGCAGTATTCGTCGCCCAGTTCTGGCAGGAGCATCGGTACGGTCCAACGCTCCGAGAAATCCAAGCAGCGGTCGGCGTTCCGTCGCTGACGACGGTCCGTGAGGATCTTCGAACACTGGCCAGCGACGGTTACGTGACTTACAATTTGCGCCAGGCACGCACGCTCGTGCCGACGGATCGGCTATTATCAGAACTGTAGGGATGATCCCTGCGCCTATAAGCAACGACTGACAGGAGAAAGACATGTCTGTTGATAACACCGTAACCGTGGTCGGCAATTTGTGTGCCGCCCCGGAACTCCGCTACACGAAGAGTGGTGCCGCCATTGGCAACTTCCGCGTGGCGGTGAACCGCCGTTGGAACAAGGACGGCGAGTGGGAGGAAGAGACTTCCTTCTTTGACGTGACCGTCTGGTCGCAGATGGCTGAGAACGCATGCGAGTCCCTGGATAAGGGAATGCGTGTGAGCGTCACGGGTCGCCTCGAAGAGCAACGGTGGGAGGACAAGGACTCTGGCGAGCCACGACGAAAGATTGTGATCATCGCTGATGACATTGCTCCGTCTCTGCGGTGGGCGACAGCGGACGTGGAACGTCAGGGCGGCAAGGGTGGCGAGTCGAAGCCGACGGTGGCTGTCGACGCAGAAGAGCCTCCGTTCTAATGGATCCCCTCCAGGAGAGGGTCCGGAAACTTCAGAGGCGGGCTGAGGAGAGGCGGGCTGAGGCCGACGGCCAGACCGTTCCGACCAGACTGATTGACATCCCCGAGTTGGTGGAGATGGCAGCGCCGCTGGCACGCAGGTCTGATCCTGTGACGAGTCATGTCGGGGCAGCGATTATCGAGCCGAAGCGATCCACCCGCAAGGGTCAGGTGCTGGCTGCACTGCGAAGCGGGTCCTGGGTGCCGGGCTATGAACTATGCACGAATGAGTGCGGCGGTTCAGAGGGCCTGCGGCGGCTCCGCGAGTTGCGGGCGGAGGGGTGGTTGATCGAAACAAGGTTCGTAGAAGATGTCGCCCAGTACCGACTCCAGCAATAGCCCTGACCCTGTCCAGGGCGGTGTCCAATCGGATGCCGGGTGGGATGAGTTCGTGGCAATGGTGGAGGCAAACCGCCCACGGTTCTTGCCCGGTTTGAAGCGCCTCATGGATTGTGTGGTGCTGTGGCTCGTCGGGAACATACAGGCTGCGGCCTGTGAAACGGATGAGAAAGTACAACGCACGCCTTGTTGTTGCGGTAAGCATTCGTTCCCGACATTCGAGTTGGAGACCCTGGACTGGTCATGGGAGCCGATTGTTGAGGATGGTGGTCGTCACGAGGTGGACGGTTGCATGCATCACGAGTTGATCAGAGGCACGAACATTGGCAGCGTGCCGCTACGAGATCCAGGTTTCGAATGCCACTGGGGGCAGGGTGTCAAGGAGGGCTGAAATAGTCTGGCAATCCTGTGTCCCTTGCGGGTTGGGTCACCTGGTGAAAAACTTTGCTGGCCCTGGACCGCTTTTGTGCCCCCGTTGTGGGACGCCGCTAACTGCCGCCACGGACCAATGCAACGAACGGCTACACGAGGAACCTAATGTTGTTAGAGGTTGATAACGCAGAACGTTGGCTGATACTGCGGGCTTTGCGTCGGCTGGCCACTGACGGCAACGTCAGGGTCGGCCTCGATGCCCAGGCACTATTGGAGAGGCTGATTGATGACTACAGGTGAGGCATTCAGAAAACGTAAAGTGTTTCTCATGCTGGACGAGTATGAGATCGCTGCCGTGCGCCATGCGTTGAAAGATTCCGAGGGTGCCGCTGCCAGGGTTGGGGAATGGTTGGAAAGGTCGTGGGAGGCAGATCTGGGGTCCAACTCCTCGGCGGGCGTTCCTCAAAGAGAAACAACTGGATGGCGAGATGGCGGAGAGAGGAAGAAAGTATTGAGGATGTGGAAGAAGGGGTCGGCGTGAGCGAGAAACTTCCAGAAAACCCACCGAACGACTGGGTGTGCGAGGTGGTCGAAGGCGACGACGGGTTGGAACTTGTCGTCGCCGACGAGTTGTACGACACGTTGGTCTCCATCGCCGACCATCTCGGGATGTCTGTGGAGGAACTGGTGAGAGATTCTCTGCAACGGACCGCCGAGACCGAACAGTTAGATACGGATACGCAGTAACCGCATGTAACTCAGGACGTTAACAACGCTTAGGAGAGTCGTGGCATCAGAGTGGCCCCCGAAGAAGTGGGACTACCCTGGCCACAGCCGTACCGACGGCTGGCTGGACGACAAGGAACTCCGTTGCCCCAATTGCAAGCAGTGGTATATGTCGGAATATTATGAGTACGCCTGGGGGGAGGAAGTAATGATTTCTAGGCGGTGCCGGTATTGCAGGGACGAATAAACCCTGGGGGGTTATTGGCACCCTTTGTTAACCGTCCGATTATTTCTTGAGGGCGCAGCGCCGTTTTGCCCATTTGCTCTTCTCCCATTTCCTCCTGGAGAGGTGGTAGGCGGTAGGGTTCTGCGTCTTAGTCAAGCGGCTTGGGCTCTCACTCGGTTAGGTCCTCCGGCCTGTTGGCGTCAGTGAGGCTATTGAGGTCCTCAAGGAGGTCTCCAGCGTAAGCGAGAGCGGCGGAGATTGAATCGATGAGGGCGGATTGCTGCTCCCAAAGTCCGTCGATGTCCATATAACGATCTTTTCACATTGTGACTTTGGGTTTGGGAGGGTTGGTTTTCCGCACACTGGTGGTAGACTGGAAAAGTGGCACGGAAAGAACGGTACAACTCCCCAACCTTGTACCGCTGTTACGACTGCGGCTGGTATATCGGAAGTTTGCTTTTGAAGCCCGATAGGTATGATGGCCGTTGCCCGGTATGCGACGCTGAGGTGGATACGAAACATAAGCCCAGCGCAGCCGACCTCCGCGAGATGAACAAGCACATTCAACAGAAAAGGAAGAAGTAGCCATGAGTGAACGAACCGGTGTGTTCTGGGATGAACTGAGGGACGTGAATCCTGAGGCCGTTATTTTCGACGGTCCTGGCGCTAAGACGTTGTTCGATCCGTGCATTGTTGGGTACGCCTCCCGCATCAATCAGTCGCCGGTCCTGGTATACGACGAAGAGAAAATGATTGTCACCTTGTGCCGCGAAGAGAACATGTCGTACAACGACGCTGTCGACTACCTGTCATTCAACACGTTTGGGGCGTGGGTTGGTGAGGGGACCCCGCTGATCCTCAGGGCCTATAGGGGTGGGGCGTGATAACGACAACAGCCCCCGACCAAAGCCGGGGGCTGTTGTTTAATGAGCCACCTCCTCACACATATAGGGGGGAGTGGCTCTATCTTGCCACACACTTTCGTATGGTCAAAGTGAGCACCTGTGGCCCGTAGGCGCCGCCCACCGACTGGGCCAAGAAAGAAGCGCACGAAGGCGGACGACCACACGAAGACGGCGCGACGCGTCACCCTTCAGGGCGGTGAGATGGACGGGCACCAAATCTGGCTGGCACTTCCGTTGCCCCCAAACATTAAGATGAACATGGGGAGGGACTCGTATTTCAAGCGTGAGGATGACCCCGGTATTTTTGAATACGATCCTGACCGCGAGTATGTGTCGCGGAGATTGGTCTAGTCGCCCTTGGGGCGTCGGTCCACCTACCACGCCGGGCCGACTAGGAAGCGTAGGCTAGGACCATGTCTGGCACTACCGCGGTTCTTGCTTGGGCGGCATTGAGTGTCGCTTCGATTGTTGCTTCATGGCGCATGGGTGCGTTGAACCCGAAAGAAAAGATCGCTGCGGTCGCGCTGATGTCAGGGATAGGCGCTGGCGTGTTGGGCGGGTTCACCGTTAGTGACACGACCGGGTTGTTCGTTGCTGCCGGGATGTTCGTCGCGACAGCGGTACTGATGGGCTACGAGGGCTGATATGGGTTTTCTAGACGGGTTTCGATTCCAGGGCCATGACCAACAGGGGTGGATTCGCAACGGCGGGTACGACGGCAAGGCTGGCCCGGCGTTCTTCAACGCCAATATGACCCAGTACGGCGGGGTCCAAAAGGGGAAGCCGTACAAAGACGACTGGGATGTTGATCGCGCCGTCCAGGAGGGCAACGATCGTGTTACCTGGGTGTTTAAGAGCGTGTACGCGATCGCGTCTAACGCCGCTCGGCTCCCTGTCGGGATTCTTGACGAGGAAGGAAACCCGGTCGATCACTCGCTGACACCTATTTTGAATCGCAAAGCGAACCCTCATCATGATGCGTTCAATTTCCGGTTTCAGTTGTCTTCGCAGATTTTGCTGTCGAAGCGGGGGGCGTTTATTGAAGTCGTTAAAGACAGGCTAGATAATGTCATTGGCTTGTATCTTCTGCCTCCGCAGTACACATATCCGATTCCCGACCCGAAGAGTTTTGTTTCAGGGTTCCGTGTCGAGTTGCCGAACCAGAAGCCTCGAACGGTTAAGCCTGACAGCGTGGTGTGGATGAGGATCCCTCATCCGACGGACCCCTACCGTGGCCAGTCGCCTCTGGAGTCATGCGGCCTCGCTGTAGATATCGACTACTACTCGCGTATATACAACCGGAATTTCATGGTCAACGACGGCCGTCCTGGCGGGATTCTGATGGTGACCGGTGAGATGGATGACGATACAGCAGAGGAGTTGAGGAGACGGTTCCTGGGCAACACCGGGTCCGCTATGGGTGGCGCTGGCCGGTTGACAATTATGGAAGCCGAGCAGGCTAAGTACATCGATACTTCAATGGCACAGCGGGACGCTCAGTACACGGAATCGAAGACGCTTGCTAAGGAAGAGATTCTGATGGCGTTTGGTGTTCCCGAGTCTGTCATAGGCAATGCTGCGGATCGCACGTTTAGTAACGCCGATACGGAGTTGGAGGTGTTTTGGCGGGAAACAATGTTGCCTCATCTCATGCTCATTGAGCGAGCCCTGGACCGTTTGGATGGTTCTGAAGAACTTACAGTGAAGTTTGATGTATCTGATGTGGCGATCTTGTCCCGAGACGAGAGGGAAAGGGCCCTCTTCCATTTGGATGAGTACAAGTTTGGGGTTATTTCCGCTGACGAGTATCGGGTGCTGACTGGTCGTGATCCTGTCGGGTCTGATCTCATGTTTATTCAACAGAACCTGATGCCTGTTGCTATAGCCCCGGCAGAGGGCACTAAGCCGTCCCAGGAATGGCCACCGCCGGAGCCCGAGTCGGCGTTTGCTCAACCAACTTCAGCAACGACACCTCCCCCCGATCAGCCTGTGCCGATCGTTCCTGAAGCGGCTTCAGCCGGAGAGTTCGACGCTAAGACGGACGACAGTGTCGAGGAGGGTAAGGAGTCGGCCCCTTTAGTTGATGACCGCTGGGGGTTTTATTGCGGCGGTGTCCTGATCGATCAAAAGGAGGCGGATGTTATTCGCCTCCACAGGGATCAACAGTTGACGCGGTTGGCTGAATCGATTGCCATCCAAATGACGGCCTATTTCCAGAGGCAGCGGCGTGTTATTTTGGAGAAGTGGAAGTCCCGAAAGACCCGCGAGAAGATCAACAAGGGCGTTGCGGTCACGGTAAACGATGTGTTCGATGTTCCGGTGTGGGACAGGCAGTTGCTGGCGGACGCCAAATCGTTCCTTATGGCGACAGTTGTCGACGGAGGGAACGATATAGCGATGATGGTCGGCAAGGACGACCTGGACCTGGACGACGAACTGGTCGCTGCGGCCGTTCTCGCTGGCCTGGAGAGATTTAAGGACGTTAATCTCACGACGCGCCGCAAACTTGAGTCAGTCATTGTCAAGGGGTTGGGATCTGGTCACTCGGTCGATGCCATCGCCTCAGACATTGAAGAGGTATTCAACAAGTCGATCAAGACGCGAGCACCGATGATTGGTAAAACCACAGTGGCGTTCGCTGTCAACGAGGGTCAAATGATCGCTGCGTTGAAATCTGGATTCAGGTACAAGGTGTGGCTCTCGTCGCAGGACGAAAAGGTCAGGCATACCCATGTGACCGCTGACGGGCAGGCCCGACCGATCATGGACTATTTCCTGGTCGGGGGGAGCCTGATGATGCATCCTGGGGCGCAGACCGCTCCGTTAGCCGAAACGGCGAACTGTCGCTGCACGATGGTGTTCACGGACGACCCGTCGGCTGCCGGGATGCTTGAATTCAGCATTGCGCCCGAGGATTTGGCTGGGGCGTCCGCTGGCGGTGTGATCGGGCGGATGAGCGGGGGCGGACAAGCAGCCAGCATTATCGCCGCTACAGCAGACCAACTCGTATAGGTGAACTAGACGCTCGCCCACTCGGAGTGTCTGGCGTCGTAACCTTAAGCCAGACGTGGCACTTAGGAGGCCCGGTGGATCTGGCACACAAACAGGCTCGCGTTGAAGCAAAGGCGATAGACGATGCCGAGGGCACCGTCGAAGCCGTCGTTTCAGTGACGAACATTGTCGATACCGTTAACGACGTTATAGAGCCCGGCGCCTACGCCGAGACTCTTCAGAAGAGAGTCCCGAAGGGGGTCTGGTCACACGACACGACCGTTCCTGTGGCGAGGACGCTCGAAGCGACAGAGTTGATGCCTGGCGACAACCGTCTCCCCGCTCATCTCAAGTCAGCCGACGCTGGCGGCGTACTCGTCAAAATGCAGTTCAATCTGAACACAACTCGTGGACGCGAGGCCTATGAGGACATCAAGTTCTTTGGCTCGGAGCAAGAATGGTCAATCGGCTATTCCGTCCCTGAGGGCATGTCGGAGATGAAGGGCGAAACAGGAATCAGGCATATCAAGCAGTTGGAGTGGTACGAGTACAGCCCGGTGTTGTTCGGAGCCGCTCCAGGGACCGCCACCGTTGGAGTCAAGGACACTAATGGTTTCGACACGTCAGAAGAAGACATCGGGGAGTCAAAGGGCCCAACCAGGAGCCATTCCACAGGGGTGCGCGCTGACGGCTGGAACGACAAGACGGCGTATCGCAACATGCGTTCTCCCGCCGATAAGGCCTATTTTTCGAAGATCTTCGCTTACCATATTCCTGGTGAGGACCCGGCAATGAAGACGAACTACACGTTCGTCCATCACTTCGTCGGGAGCGACGGCCGCCCTGGATCGGCAGCCCTCTCTGCTCTCCAGAACACGTTCGGTCTTCTCAACGGTGCCCGCAAGGGAACGAAATTGAGGGGATCGGATCGTAAGGGCGTCTATAACCACATCGCCCGGCACTACAGGGACGACGGACATGCTCCGCCCGAACTGAAGTCCGACGATTACGTTGACGCCGTCGTAGAACTCAAGGAGACCCTTTCAGAGGGATTCCACGAGAGCATTGACCTTCTCATTGAGGAGGGTAAGGAAATAACCGAAATCAAGTCCGTATTGGAGGACACAATGGCTAACGAAGCCGAAATCACCGAAACAACGGAGGATGAGGCCGCTTCCACCGATGGCCAGTCGCTCCAGTCGATCATTGCCGACGCTACCGCTGCGTTGAACACCCTCACTGAGCGCCTGGATGCGCTTGAGGAGAAGGGCGGAGATGCTCCAGGCTTTTCGAACACGGATCCGGATTCACCCGAGCGCGCCGAGGGCGCTGGCGAAGACGCCCCCGAGGTCGTTGCGGATCTTTCTCACGGCGGGACCCTTTCCCCTGACGAAATGGCAGAGGCCGGTTCGCCAGCAGGCAACCCCGATGCAAAGCCTGCCAAGAAGCCCAAGGCTGAAAAGGCCCCTGCGAAGTCCGATAGTGACCAGGCCGAGACCGTCGAAGAGACCGTCGAAGAGGCCAAGGCCGAGACCGTCGAAGAGACCGTCGAAGAGGCTGTCGATGGTCTAGGTCTCAAGGAACTGCGTGAGTTCCAGGATTTGATGACCTATTCAGAATTGGGTGAGTAGGCGCCTGACATCATGGGTCCGCCTCTGCTGAGGTAGGCGCGGTAATATTGGGGGTGCGGTTAGTGCGCCGCAGGAGTGGACCCCATGACAAGTATTTACGATGAGGTCAAGTTGCGTGGCCGTCGTCAGATTCAACGCTTCAGGATTGACATCATCCTGGGCGATATGGAGGAGGACGACGCCGAGTCGCTGATGGCGGCGCTTGCCGATCGGGATATTCCGAGTATGCGGATCTCTGAGGTGCTTGCAGAACGCGGCTGGGCGATTTCCGCTAATGCCGTGGCGAACTACCGCCGATGCAAGGTTCGCTAGTGGGCGGTAAGGGCGGGGCCTTCAAAAAGGAGTTGGCCAAGTCCAGGTTGGGTAAAATCGCTGACCTGTTGGAGAACTCCGGTATCGACCCAGAGGAAATCGGGGCGATTGAGAAGGTCCGGATTTCCGAATGGCAAGGAATAACCAAGAACGAAGAGGGTGAAGCCGAGATTCACGACCTTGGCGGCATTTCTGTTGTTATCGCCCCGGCTTGGGCTGATGGCCCCGAATGGCCAGTTGTTCAACAGGCCGCCCCTGTGGCGGTAAAAACTCCACCCAAATCTAAGAAGCCAACCAAGCCTCGTTATAAGACGTGCGTAGTTCTCCCGGATCCTCAGATTGGATACCGGATGTACGACGATGGGACAATGGACCCATTTCACGACGAGGAGTCGATGGCAGTCGCTCTTCAGATCCTCGCCGACGTGGACGCCGACCTGATCGTAAACCTGGGGGATTTCTTAGACTTTGCTGAGTTCGGCAAGTTCGAGATGGAGCCAGCGTTTGCCAAAACGTCTCAAGCGGGCGTAGACAGGGGGCATAAGTTCTTGTGTCAGCAGCGGCAGATCGCTCCGGATGCAGACATTATTTTGCTTGAAGGCAACCACGACCGCCGATTACAGAAGGCTGTGACCACGAACACGGTTGCCGCCCTGCATCTGAAGCGGGCTGAAGTCCCAGAGGATTGGCCCGTGATGTCGGTGCCGTTCCTGCTACGCCTCAACGAGGATCATTTGAACGTCGAGTACGTCGGCGGTTACCCGGCGGGCATTTATTGGATCAACCAGAACCTGGCGTGCATCCACGGGCACACGACGAGGAGCAGGGGTTCAACGGTTGCCGCTGTGGTGGATGATGAGCGGACGAGTGTCATCCACGGGCACATCCACCGCATCGAACTTCAGCATAAGACCAGGCGGACATTTGAAGGGGCTAAACGCAGCCTGGCTGCTTCCCCTGGGTGCCTGTGCCGAACAGACGGCGCTGTGCCCTCAACAAAGGGATCTACGGATCCTCACGGTCGACCCGTGAATGCTGTGGAAGACTGGCAGCAAGGAATGGCGGTCGTGTCCTACGAAGAAGGAGATGGAAATTTCGATGTCGAACTCATCCCAATCTCACGGGGCGAGGCCATCTTCCGCGGAGACTACTACCGAGCCTGAACTCCAAGTCGAGTTCGATGACGACATTCCCCAGGCGAGGGACTTCCCCGTTATCACTATTGTCCTTTCGCTAGATGACCCGTCCGAGCCAAACCATGTCGACTTGGGGTCCATACCCCCAGCGATCGCAGGTGGAGCGTTGGAGGGAATCGCTAATCATTTGAAGCGGCTGGCGTGGCCGAGCCGTGTCACTTACGCTGGACAAACGATCTTCGATCCGTTAGCGATGGTCCCATCTGATGACTTCGATGATGACGACGACGCCGTCGCTTGATTGACCCTTCCACCCTTACGCACGAACACATGTAAGGATTGTCTCAGCGAGGTGCTTACCTCGTGGTACATAATTTCGTCTATCACGAGAGTGAGAAATCATCATGGCAGTATCTGATTCCCATCTTCGGGAACTCAAGACTGCTCTCCGCGACACCCTGTCGGACAACGATGCAATCGTTGCCCACGCAGAGGCGAATCGCGAAGAGGGCGGTCCCGACATTCAGGTCGATGCGAAGCATCTGACCTCTTTCCGTGAGAACCTCGGCAAGGCACGCGAACTGCGTGACCAGATCGAGGCTCTTGAGGGCCAGAAGGAGATGCAGGACTGGGCCACAGAGGCCCCCAGCGCTCCTGAGACCCAGACGGAGGAAAAGTCCATCACGACATCACTCGGTCAGGCATTCGTGGACTCCGATGAGTTCAAGTACCTGAACGGTGGCCAGAATGGCCACACGATGCACGTTCCGTTCGGCGTCAAGGGCGACCTTGGCAGCATGTGGCAGCAGAAGGACGTGTACACCACGCTTCCTTCCGGTACGCCGTCACAGTTCGGTACACCGCAGCGTGACGCCATTGTTGAGCGGGCACACAGGTCCTCACGGGTCCGTGATCTGTTCAACGTCCAGCAGACCAGCACGAACCTGATTGAGTTCTTCAGGGTGACCGGTTTCACGAACAACTCTGCGACCACTTCGGAGCGCAGCGGAACTCCTGCAACCTTCACCTCGTACCCACAGTCAACGCTGACAGTCGCTGGTTCGCAGGCTCCGGTCAGGACCATCGGCCACTACGAGGTTGCTCACCGCAACTCTCTCGCTGACGAGGGTGCCCTTCGGGGGATCATCGACAACGAGTTGCTGTACGGTCTGCGCCTCACCGAGGACGATCAGATCCTCAACGGTGATGGAACTGGCACGAACCTGACTGGTATCATCACCACGACGGGCATCAGTACCCAGGCCAAGGGCTCAGACACGACGCTTGACGCTCTTCGCAAGGCGATCACCAAGATCGCTCTGGCGTACTACGAGCCGACAGGCATCGTCATGCATCCCAACGACTGGGAAGGCGTGGAACTGTCCAAGGACGGCAACAGCAACTACATGTTGGCTGCTTCTGTCGCTCTTGGTGGCGAGTCACGAGTGTGGCGTCTCCCCGTGGTCGAGACTTCGGCCATGACGGAGAACACCGCTCTGGTCGGCTCGTTCGGCATCGGTGCAACCCTCTATGACCGCATGGAGGGCACGATCCGCGTGTCCGAGCAGCACAGCGATTACTTCGTTCGCAACGCCATTGCCGTTCTGGCAGAAGAGCGTCTCGCTCTTGCGGTGAAGCGCCCGGAGTCGTTCTGCAAGGTGACCGGCATCTAAGCCACCTCTCAGCCGCATGACGGCTGACGATCGTTAAGGGAGTCGGGCTTCGGCCCGGCTCCCTTCGTCGTTTTCGGGCGGCTCCTGGTACGATGACGTTATGGCAGTTGACTCAATAAAGACAGTTGTCCTCGACAGGGACATCTACGACGAGAAGGACGGTTCGCGTGTTCTGATCGGCCGTAAGGGTGAGCGCGTCACGCCTGAGGTTGCTCGCAAGCACGGGGTGTTGCCGATCGAATCGGCCGGAGTGCCCGCCATGGAAGCAAAGGTTGTTTCGCCTGCCGAGCGGCAGAGTTTGACGATTGCTTCAAATAAGCGGGTCCGCTGACCCTGGGCGGTAGCGACCCTTCGGACCCATCTGTTCGCCGTGTGCGAATATCTCATTTAGAGTGTCGTACTCTTCGATGGCGTCCATCCTGGCCCTGAAGCGCAAAGCGCTGGCCAAAGCGAATAATACGCAGAACGCAAATCCGGCTACGAAGGAGATGAGCATGAGCAATGTTGTCATTCCCGGAGTTTATCAGTGAAGCGCTCAGGTCCGATACGGAGGTCGGGCGGGCTTAACCCCATTAGTGCCAAGCGGAGAGCGGAGTTGAATATCCGCTCCAGGGTCAGAAAAGAGGTCTTGGAACGAGACCAGTACAAATGTGTAGCAATGCACCTTGTACCTGATATAAACTGCTGGGGCCCCCTGGATGTTGACGAGATCGTCGGCAGGGGGCGCGGCGGCGACTGGCTCGACCCCTACAACTGTCAGGTGCTTTGTCGAGCACACCACGACTGGAAGCACCTGCACCCCGCTGAAGCGACCCATCTCGGCCTGACAAGAAACAGAATGTGGGATCCGTGACTACGACTAAATGGCTTGCTCGATTTGGTGCTGTTCTAGTCTGCCTAACGGCGGGTCTGACCCTCTGGGACGCTGCAGGGGCCCCAGAGGGCCAGCAGGCCAGCGCTGACCCAGGAGCCAGCAGGAGGGCGCTTAGTGCCCCGGCAGGCGGTAGCGTAACCACCGTCCACCTGGTAGCGCAGCCCCTCAAGGTCCCTCCAAGACCATCCCACCCAACGTGGCCGCCACGGACCACTACCACAACCACGATTCGAGTCCCCGTCACGGTCACATGGGTTGAAACCGATTTCGACCGATGGGCCGATGCCAATACGGGCGAGTGCCCGTTAGTTGGTTCGTGCGAAAACATCCATTCAATGCCCACCCTTGAACGGCTTGTCAGAGAGTATTTCCTTCCGGAGGACAGGGATTGGGCGTTACGGGTGGCGTTCTGTGAGTCGTCCGGGCAGCCAACAAGCCGTTGGAGCGACGCTGTTCATAAGAGCAGCGGGGCGAGTGGGTACTTCCAGCATCTCCCCAAGTTCTGGGAGGAGCGTTCGGAACGGGCCGGATTTTCTGGGTGGCACATCATGGACTCCAGGGGGAACGTCGGTGTCGCCGCTTGGCTGTATTACAAGGACGGCGGGTCGAGACATTGGAACTCGTCTAAAGGCTGCTGGGGGCTCACACTGCACAAGAGTACATGACCCTGCATCCGGCGTAACATAACCGTCATCTGGGCGTTATTACATGACATGCTATGTAAATGCCCCGAGACGGAAGTGTCCCACCACAGCGAGCCGAATCCTCGGGGTGGGACAACCCCGAGGGCATCATCGCTATCGAGCGGCCAGGTTGGCAGGCAGAATCAGCGTGCAGGTTCGTGGAAGACCCAGCGATCTTTTACCCTTCCCCAGGGGACACGGAAGCCCTCTGGGCCGCCAAGGCGACCTGCTCAAACTGCCCGGTGCTAGACAAATGCTTAGAGTATGCACTCGGCAATAACGAGCGCTATGGCATATGGGGCGGGAAGAGCACCAGGGAGCGTTTGCTTATTTTGCGCGCGAAGCGCATGCTGGAGGCAGGCGAAGCCTAACCGAAGGCAAGGCCATAAACGCATAGGCTAGGCGCATGGCGATCATCACTTACCTCGATCTTGGGACCTACATGAACAAAACGTTCACGTCGGGGGAACAGGCTGCTGCAAACTCGATGATCGGCGCCTTGGAACGGGAACTTTCTCAAATCTTGGGCCGTTCTCTGTCTGGGACCTCGGTAACCGCTGAAGCGCATTTGCTTCAAATCGGGCAGAGGCAGATCTTTTTGAAGGAATACCCAGTCCTGTCCGTGACCGCGGTAAGTATCGGAACCCTGGGTTCCGAGGTTGCCCAAACGGTTTCTGATTTCGATATCTATTCATGGGGACTTGACAGGGTCCGGAATCTGACTCAAGGCAATAGCGCTATCGTGACGTACACGGCGGGCATGTCTGTACAGGACCAGCAGCAGTTGGAGGCAATGATGCTGCGGGTCTCGGCCCGCGAAATGTCTACCGTGCTTGCTGACGCCCAGGGGTTGGAGAAACTCGCTGTCGAAGGAGCCACCTTCACGTTCGCCAATAACGGGTTGGGCGGGTTCACCGATTCTGATCTTCGGTGGGTCAGGCGATACAGACGTAAAGGTGTGTTCTAATGCGTGGCGGAGGCCAGTCGTTGACAGTGCGGAGCCGATCCGGAACGGTTGACGTTGAGGGGCAAATGACTTACACCAACACAGATTCGTCTGTGATGGGCCGAGTCACCGCCCGCGACTCGACCGCTATTGATGACGCCGGGCAGGCGTCTTACCAGTCCACGGTGATCGCATGGTTGCCCCTGGGAACAGCGGTTACCGACGCCGACCAAATAGTCGTCGCTAATCAAGACTCATTCCTGAACGGCACCTATGACATTGATGCCATTCAGTACACATATTCACACCTCCGCATTTTCTTACGGGGGCAACGATCCTGATGCCGAAACCAGTCCCGAATATGTCGACACTAATCCTTGCTAACGCCATGCGCGTTTTCAACGCTGGAGCGCGCTACGGCTTGAAGGCTGCTGGCGGAACGGTAGGCACGAAGTATTCGAAGGCGATTAGAGACATGTACGGCACGCCAGGCGGCGGCGGGCGACCGTACTTCCACAAGAAGTTGGGAAGGGTCGTTATTTCGTCCGCCCCCGGGACACCCCCGGCGAAGCAGGCCGGGGATCTGCAGGACAGCGTCGGGTTTACGTTCGGCAGGTCCGCTGCGAGGAATCTTCAAACGGGGCAATTCGCCAAAGGTGGCACCCAAACGATTGTTCAAGTGTTCTCGACGAGCGCATACGCCCCCGAGCAGGAGTTCGGCTATGGGGGGCTACCTGTCCGTCCGACGTGGACCACTGCCGCCCGCGACATGAATCTTCTCTCAAGCGCAATTATTCACCCGACAGCGTTGTTGTTCGGCGCGGCTGAAAGGGCTGCGGCTAAGCGATATGCGACATCCAGCCCCTTGCCAGTGACGATCATTGGTCAACAGGCAGCGATTAGGCCATAGTTATGGCTAGCGTCGCTTCAGCACTCCGCACAGCGATCGTGGATGCGAATATTACAAATATTACAACAAAGGTGTACAGGGATGCCGCCCCTGATGCCATAGACACCCCGTTTGTCACGTTCAGCGACGACCTGGCCCGGATCCCGGCGTTTGTCGGGGATGGGGCGGTGTCAGCGCGAACCAGGCTGGTTCATGTCTATTTGTGGCAACTCTTAGACGCTGAAGATGTCACTTTGGTTGACAGCGTCCTGAGTGCTGTGGATAGCGCTGCCTTGACGGGGGCGGATAAAAAGATTTTTGGTTGTCGAGTTACCGATGTTCAACGGTTCGCCAACCTGGAAGAAAACACTTGTCAGCACACGCTTGTGGTTGACGTAACACAGGGGAACTGATGGCTTTTACAACGATCACCGTAACTGGGACCTTTCTAGCCGCAGGCGGGTCCGCTGCTTCAGGAAACATCACGTTCGTCGCATCAGCGACGATGACCGATTCGGCGAGCAATCAGACGGTGTCACCGACGCTGGTTACTGGCACGCTAAACGGCAGCGGGGTTCTCAGCGTCGCCCTGACCGCAACGGATGATTCAACGACTCAGCCGACCGGTGTTACTTATGAGGTAACCGAGAACGTCACAGGGGCGGGGCAAAACAAATACAACATTGAAGTTCCGGCTTCGTCTCCCGGCGGGACTTTGGATTTGGCTGACATTACCCCGGCGGTCACACCGATTACGTCGTACTCGTATGCGACGCAAGCCTATGTGAACACGTTGACGAGCGGTTGGACACCCGAAGGGTACTCGGCGTCGGAGTTGGCCTTCGCGGCAACTTCAGAATTGGCATCTACAGATGTCCAGGCGGCGATTGAAGAGGTCCGTTCGAAGTCGAAGTACACACATACGCAGCAAACTCCGGCCACAACATGGTCGATTACGCACAATTTGGCGTTCCGGCCGAATGTGGCTGTCGTGGATACGTCGGACACATTGTGCTACGGGGACATTGATTACACCAGCGACAACGCCCTTACGGTGACCTTCGCACAATCCTTCGGCGGGAAGGCGTATCTTTCTTAGTAGGACAACCCTCCCAGGAGATATAAATTATGGCTAAGTATCTGGTCAACCTCGACCTGAACCAGAACCAGTTGGTTAAGGCTCGGGTAGAAAACCTCGCATCTGCCCCGTCGGGTCCCGTAACTGGGCAGATTTATTACAACACGGCCAGCAACGCCATGTTCTTTTACAATGGCTCGTCTTGGATTGACGCCAGTGGCGATCTCCAGGGGCTGACTGCGTCAACGGGGCTTTCGGGCGGTGGGACAACAGGAACGGTTTCAATTGCGTTGGCGGATACGGCCGTATCCGCAGGTTCGTATGGCAGCGCCACCCAGATCCCGACCTACACGGTCGATGCTCAGGGTCGTCTGACCGCTGCGGCGAACACGACAGTCTCGGTTACCTCGTCGTCGGTTAGTGACTTTACCGAGGCTGTGCAGGACACCGCTGGGGCTCAGGTCGCTACGAACGGCTCCCACACCGGGATTTCCGCCTCTTACGACGATGCGGGCGACGGGGCGATCGACCTCGCTCTGACCACCAGCGGCGTTACGGCAGCCTCGTATGGCAGCGCCACCCAGGTCCCGACCTACACGGTCGACACCTACGGTCGTCTGACCGCTGCGGCGAACATAGCGATTGCAGTCCCTTCCAGCGGGATCTCCGACTTTACCGAGGCCGTGCAGGATGTCGCTGGGGGAATGGTTACTGGCAATACCGAAACCGGTATAACGGTCACCTATCAGGACGCCGACGGCACACTCGACTTCGTCAACAACGGCGTCACTTCTGTCGCCGGAACCTCCAACGAGGTTGACGTTTCCGCCTCCACGGGGGCGGTCACAATCGGCTTGCCGAGCGATGTCACCATCGGCAACAACCTCACCGTTTCAGGAGACCTGACGGTTTCTGGTACGACCACAACGATCGATTCGACAACGATCACTGTCGACGACAAGAACCTCGAACTCGGCTCTGTCGCCTCTCCCTCGGACGCCACTGCCGACGGTGGTGGTATCACCCTCAAGGGCGCGACCGACAAGACGATGAACTGGGTCAACTCCACTGATGCGTGGACTTCGTCGGAGCATATGGAACTGGCTTCCGGCAAGGCGTTCTACATCAACGGCACATCGGTTTTGAACGCCACAACGCTCGGTTCTGGTGTCACAGGCTCGTCGCTGACTTCTCTCGGCACAATTGGCACTGGCACCTGGGAGGCCACCGACATTGGTGTCGCCCACGGTGGTACCGGCGCTTCGACCGCAGCCACTGCCCGCTCCAACCTTGGAGCCACCACGAAGGTGTCTTCAACGATTGGTGACGGTTCAGCCACTTCGATCGCCGTGACACACAGTCTCAACACGGACGACGTGGTAGTTGAGGTGTACGACGCTTCTTCCAAGGAAACAGTCATCTGTGATGTAGACCGCACAAGCGTTAACGCTGTGACCCTGGACTTTGCTTCGGCTCCGGCAACGAACGCTTATAGAGTCGTAGTAATCGGTTAATAACAACATCTTCGGCTGACCCTTGCGGGGGGAGGCTGAGGAGGGGTAGTTGAGGCTATGCCAAAGTTTGTAGAGCGCATTAGCGCACAGAAGTTCTCGTCCGCCGCCTCAACGGCCCTCGACGTATTTGTTACAGACGACTCAAACGCCCGTGTAGCGGTTGACGCTGGCGGGAAGATCACCTGGGGGTCTGGTTCCGCTACTGGTGATGTAACTCTATACAGGTCCGCTGCAAACACTCTCAAGACTGACGACACTCTTGAAGCCGCTAGTGGTGTCGTCACGCTGGCTACCGATGGTGCCCCCTCCGCAGCCCTGGCCAATGGTGCTATCGCTGTCGATACTACGAATGACACTTTCTATTTCCGGTCTAGCGGTTCATGGCAGGAGGTGTCTGGCGGTGGAGCGAGCCTCACTGTTTCTGATACTCCCCCCTCCGCCCCCGAAGCAGGCAACCTCTGGTTCGAATCAGATACCGGAAACACATTGGTCTA